GCCGGCAAGCGAAACCGAATAATTGATCGTTGGCATTGTGTCGCCCTTTGATTATTTGAAAGCGGCCCGCGTGCCCGGCTTAAACGTACATGAGCGGATAGCGCCCGGCCGCCCGGCTTGGCGTGGCCGTGATCTTGTAGGTTTGTTCGCCCGACAGCGGTTCGCCGTGTTCCATCTTCAAAACCATATCGCCGTCGAAGCCTTTGCCCGCGGCGTAGTCTTTTGTGCGGATCGCGATCGCGTTGCCGGCGACCGCGGCGGCCAAGACGGTTGCCAAGTTTGCATCCGTGATATCGTTGATCATCGTCCATTCGATCGACGCCTTGCGCAACGTCACGTCTTCGGTTTCGATCGGGATCACGGTGCCATCGCCGCGGATCGTGGTTTTGCCCGTTTCGAAATCAAAGTTGTATGTAACGTCGGTGCAATTGGTTAACAGCGTCGAAGCCGTCGCGCCGGCCGGGCCAATGTACAATTGCCCTTCGTATCCCATTTTTTGATTGCTGCCCATATTTGATCCCTTTCGGGTTTGGTTTGATTATCCGATTGAACCTTCCCAATCGCCGGCGAACCGCGGCAAGCCGCGCTCGAGTGCCGGGAACATGAACGGCCGCGGCGGATAGTCTTGGCGTTTGTAGTGCCCGCCGAATTCCATCGGTTGCGCCGACTCGCCCACAACCGACGCCATCGGGCCGACCACCGCGCCCATCTTGTCGGCCGCGAAGCGGATCGCCCGCCGCAAGTATGCGCCGCGATGCGTATGCGGCGGCGTGCCCGGCGGGCTTGGCCCGTCGGCCGTTTGGATCGACGCCTTGGCATCTTTGGCGATCGACGCCGCGGCGTGGCCGAAGTTGCGATAGGCCGCGTCATCGGCTTTTTTCTTGATCGCCGCGGTGTTGTCCCAAAATGTAAACTTGAAATCGAACATTAGTTGGCCGTGCGAAACGTCAAGCGAATGACCGACGTGAATTGGTGGAATTGCCGCAAGTGCTGCCGGATCGGATTGGCCATAATCGCAACGTCTTGATAGGCGAACGCGACGCCCGATCCATCGATCGATGATTTTCCAGCGAACAACATAGCGACGGTTTCGGTTAGTAAGATCAAAGCATCGACGGCGACGAGCTGCACGCGGCCGGTTGTCGGGTCGCGTTTGTTTTCGCCAAACTTTTGTCGAATCGCGATATCAACGGGCACCGTAAATTTGACATTGCCGCGGGTTGCCAATTCGTCTTTTTGCTCCACGCTATTGGTCACAACATCGCATCGCGGCCCGGTTTCATCTTGCAATTCCAAATCCCAATCGGCGTAGGATCGAAGCGCCGTGATTCCCAAACTGGCCGCGTTGATTTGTGCAACCACGGCGTCGGCGATCGCTACGGCACGGGCGACGGGCATTGATTTTCCATTTCAACCGGGTTGATTTGCGTTGACGCTACACGTTTCGAATGAACCAACAGCATAATTCCGCTAGTGTCGTTGTCTTCAGCGGCCGGGCGATTCGAAAGCGGCGTGATTTCATAAGTGTTCGATCCGCCAATAATGCTTTCGCTAATTCGTGTTCCGGCCCGAATCGCCACGTCGCCAATATCGGCCGCCGCAATGACCCAATCGAATGATCGAACCGTCAGCGGAAAGCCTTCGTCGTCGAGTGTTTCATAATCGGCCAGCGCCATCGTCGCCGTCACGTTAAAAACCGTATTGATCCCGTCGCTAATTGTGACCATACGCCCGGCGCATTGTTTGAGTTGATCACTCAACCATTGCGCGCCTTTTTGCAACACGTTGGTCATTTGGGCCGCCAATTTTCTTTGCTATCCTCGTCGCCGTTCAAATACGTGCCCCACGCCCCTTGATTGCCAAAGCCGCGCGGGCCGATATGCGTGATGCTAATTCCCCGCGTGATCGATGTTTTCACGCCCAGCGCCGCGAGCTGCCGCGAGAAATGCCAATCTTCGGATTCGCGCAGGTGTTGGAAGCGATCGCCATTGCAACGCCGAATGCGCAATGGGAAATTGAAATCCGCAATCACGAAACCATCGGCGTCGCATTGATAGAATTTCGGGCAACGCAAATCCGCGACCCAACAACCCGTGTTGTGCAACAAGAATTTATCCGGGTGCGGCGTGTCCGCGATCGAAAACGTGTCGGGCATGTTGGCCAGTTCTCGGAACGTGAATCGCCGAAACGGTGCCCACGGATGCGCCGGATCGCCGACGCCGCTACTGGTTAAGCCGCGCAAATCTTTTAGCGCGATCGCGCAAGAACAAAGATCATCGCCGCGATCGTCCAAACGATCGATCAAGCGATCGACCCAACCCGGATCGGGCACGCAATCCGAATGCAACATCGCGAAATGCGTCATTTGCCCCTTTGCGCCAAACGTCAAGCCGTCGGCCCACAGCCGATTCATATCGTCCCAACCCATTCCCGAATCGATCAGATTGATCGAATGCGCGCCCAGCGACGCGAACGCCAAACCGCGGGCCGCGCCGATTTTCAAGTCAGCGCCGGGAAACGCCAAACAAACATTGCGGCGGATCGTGGTTCGCTTTTGGGCCACGATCGACGAATCGACGCGCTTGCAAATTCGCCATTCAAGCGGCCGGGCCGTGATCAGTTCATCGAACGCCGCGGCGACGCCGGGATCGAGCGGCGTAACATCATGGCAAACTAAAAAGCCACGATCGCCGATCCGCGGCGCGTAGTTTTCCAAGTCGGCTTTGACCGATGCAAAATCGTGATCGCCATCGACAAAAAGCAAACCAATTTCAGCGGGCGTCAGCTCGAGCGCCGCCGCGGCCGGCTTATCGATGATCTTGACCAAACCGTTGACGCCCGCGCCGTCCAGATTGCGCCGCAACGTGTCGGGCGTAATCCGCCGGTTATAGGTGCCGTCGATCGTTTGCCCGTTGGTGTCGCGATCCAAGACGCCGCGAAAATCATCGATCGCGAAAACCGCTTGTGAATCGCCCGCGGCGCTGCCCAACGCCAACGCCGCGGTCGATCGGCCCGCATAGCTTCCGATTTCCACGATCGGCCCGCGGGCAGTTTTGGCCAAGTCATAAAGCGCATCGGCTTCGCCCGGCGTCAACCAACCATCGATTTCGGCGACTGCGGCCAGCGCCAGCGACTTGGGATCGGCGATATCGGTTTCGCTTTGCATCGGGAAAAAGCTTTTAGTGCAAGCCGCCGTCCAAGATCAGATCAACGGTCGCGTCGGTGTTGAGCTGCGCGGCCGCGGCGAAGCCGGCTTTGGTGCCCGTGTTGGTTGTCGAATATGCGCCGGTGCCCGCGGTGCCGCCGACCGGGTTTCCCGCCGCCAGCCAATAGAGCTGCGCAAATGCGGAAATGACCGATGAATCTTTGGGCACGCGGAAGACGCCTTGCCGGCTGAGCTGGCCGAGCGTATTCGCCGGGATATCCTCTTTGGCAATCAACACGGCATTGCCCAAAACGACAGTATCGCCGGCGCTGACGTTGGCGTTGGGCGTGTAATCAATCCAATCGCCCTCTTGGCGATAATAAGACGGGGTTTGGTTCGACATTTTCGATCCCTTATCGTTGTGGCGATTGGCGGCCGCGGCCGATCAAGCGCCGGGTTTGTTACTTGTGTTTCTTGCCGTGCGGTTCCGCCGCGCTGACATCGCCGCCCGTGGCCGGCACGGCTTCGATCGATTTTTCGGCTTCGATCAAATTATCTTTGAGCAATTGCGCGGCCGCCTTTTCGTCCAGGTCAACCGTTTGCCCTTCGGTCCATTGATCGATATCGATTTCGTGGCGCATCTTGAATTCGCGCACGGTCGCCGATCCGATATTTCGCAAAACTTTGAATTGCATGTTTCCGATCCCTTTGTAAAAACGGCTTTACAAATTCGCCGTTGGTGTTCAAACGATTTACGATCCAGCCGACCGCACGCCGCCGCGGAATTCTTGGAGCGCCACGCCGAAATCGTGATAGCCGCGCATCACGATCCCCAAGATGTCGAAGTCGGCTTGCGCCGTTTCGATGATCGGCGATTCGCGGCCGTTCAAAAATGCCGTGTCAATCACGGGCAAGTCGGCCGGCGACGCGAGCAAATACCACGCGGCCGTTGAATTGCCCGTGTAGGCCGTGTTCGACAGATACGGCGTCGAAAAGTAATCGAACCGCCCGCGGAAAACGTTGGCGTTGGGCAATCCCGACGCTAGCGCCGTGTTGCCCGAAACAACCAGTTCCGAAGTCATCAAGCTGGCCGCGGTCGCTTTCAATTCGACCGGCACCAACAAAATTTTCGGTTCGATGCCAAGCGGTTGACCGTCCGGATCGGTTTGTTTCAAAAACGTTTTTTCGGCCGCGGTCAAACCATCGATCGACAATGCCGATCCGCCGCCCGTCGAAACGTTGTTGTTGCCCGACTTGAAAAAGTTCGAATTGTTCAGAAAGATCGTCCAAAAAATCTTGTTGAGCGCCAGCGCAGCGCCGCGGCCCAACCGATTGGGCACGCCCGTCAATGCGCCCATATCGTCGTTGATGATGTCTTGGCGCGAAATGCCGAACATCTTGGCATACGTGCCGACTTGATTGGTGTAAACCGTTTCACCAACTTTACCGTGCTTGATTTCGCCGCCCGGCCCAACCGCTTCATAGACCATATCGCCGGTCAACGAAAACCGCGTTTGCAATTTGAAATCGTTGGTTTGCGAAACGCCGGTGATCGCCCGCCACGTTTGATCGATCGCCATCCAACCTTGAAGCAAGAATTTGTTGGCGATGTTTGAAAACGTTGTCGGAAGCGAAATCGTTGACGTAGCGCCTTCGGCTTGGATCGCCCGCGGATCGATCGGGAAGCAAGCCCGCAGCACCGACAGCAATTCCGCCTTAACCGATGTCACGTCCAGGCCGGCGGCCCGCGCGGCGATCGTCAAGAGCTGCTGTAAACCGATGCCGTGCCGAAATTGCTTCTCGGCCGCTTCCAAGACTTGCGGCGAAAAGTGTTTGTCGATGTTTTCCAATTTGCCGGTTTGGCAAATCGCGCATTCGATCACGTCGGCCGCGTATTGCCCGCCGCCCGGCGGCCCGATTCGTGGCCGCGAAACGTGCCGGCGCTGGCGATACATATCCAGCTCGAAAGCTTCGGCCGAAATCTTGCGATCTTTGATCGCGGCGTTGGCCATCGCTTGAATCGTGTCCATCGCGCCGGGATTATCGGCCATCGCTTCGCGGGCGAAATTCAAAATTCTTTCTTGCCGCGCGTTTTCGGTTTTTTGCGCCGCGACGATTTCATCGACCGTCGATCCGGCTTTGATTTCCGGTTCCGGTTTGGCTTCCGGCTTTTTGTTGAAGCCTTCCCAATTGGCTTTGCACGTCGCCAGGATTTCGGGCGTCGCGTGATCCGGGTCGATCCCCATCGCCTTGATCCATTTCACAAATTCGGGGTCCATGTTTTCTTTCCCTTTATCTTTGGCGGCCGCGGCCGCGATTTTGGCTTTCGTGTCATCGTCCGCGCCGTGACTCACAAACGCGAAACCGCGCAACATCGCATTGCGCGCAACGTACATTGGCCCGGCCAGCGATTGGCCGTTGATTTCGATGGATTGCCCGGCGGCGATTCGCTCGAGCGCCGATAAATCCGGCTTGGCTTCGATGGAAGCTTGCCAGTTGAAACCGTCTTTGGCGCTTTTCACAACCTCGTCACGCGACGCCGTGGCGGCCGACGCCACGCCCGCCATCGTCAGCGACTTGCCGTCGTTGACCGTGGCCGTGACGTGGCCGACGCGCTGCGCCGTGACGTGATCCAAATTCGCGACCAACGAATTGGAAAACCGCAGCGTCGCTAGATCGACGGCCACGGGCAAATCGTAGTTGGCCACAATCAGCTTGCCGCCGGTGTACGCGTCCACGGTGAATTTCGCCGGGCCGCCCGCGCCGGTTGCGGCGTCGGGATCGCCGGCGACGATGGCGACCGGGGCGGCGATCGCGATCAAGCGATCGTCATTGGCGGCCGCGGCGATAATTGTTGGATCGTTCATTTGGTTTTCGATTTGTCGTGTTTTTTTCTGAACATCGAATGGCAAATCGCCGCGGCTTGTTTTTGATCTTGGGCGGTTTTGTCTTTGATCACTTCGGGAATGCAGCGCTGTAAAAAGTTGGCTTCGCTCTCGCCCGATCTAGGCGGCGTTGGCATTGGCGGCCGCCTTTCCCTTGCCCGCGGCCGGCAGCGATTTGGGCGCGGCCGCGGCTTTGGCTTGATTCTCCGCGTTGGTTTCCGCGACTTCGGCCAGCTCCATCGAAGCTTGTTGGTTGGTCGCATTGAAAATCGAGTTGCGCAGAATTTCGCGCATCTTTTGGTTGCGCGTCTTTTGATCCATGCCGCTTTCCTCATCGTCGCCGAAATAATCGTTGGCCATTTGCGGCAACTTGTCGTCGAAGTCTTCGCCGGCCGCGGCGTACAAATCCGTTAGCGTCAGCGATCCGTTTTTCAAGCCTTTGTCGTTGGCGGCCGCTTCGGTCGATACGTCGGCGACTTGGTGTTTGGGCCAATTCCATTGATGCGCCGACGCAAACGGCGACAGCGCGCGGGGATCGCCGCCAAGCCAACCGTAAGTCATCACGGCTTCGGCGAACCAAATTGAGAAAAGCGGATTCAAAACCAAATCGTTGCCGTCTTCGCGATCGACATCCAATCCGCCGTAGTAAGTTTGATGATCGAGTCGGCCCGACGCGTAGTTGTACGCGCTCGAGTCGCAGGCC